TTATTTGACTTGATTACGTATCCATTTGAAAAAGCGTTTCAACTAATAAAGTCTACTGTATCGGAAGTTGGATCCGTTCTAAAAGATACATTCAGTGGCGCTTTTACATTTATTATTAATGCGCTTGAAAAAGTATTGGAGAAGTTAAAAGGAGTAGGTGAATTTATAACCGGTTTAGTAGGAAAAGGATTTAAATTTGTTGGTAAAATACTTGGTGTTACTGATGAACCTACTGATAAATCTACGAAAGTTGATGAAAAATATAAACAACAAGGTTTACAAACTGATTCTATTATTAATGCAATCGTAAGTTCAAACAAAGCGGTGGTTGAAAAACTAGATAAACTAACATCGATGATGGCATCTGGTCAAATTGCTGTGTATATTGACGGTCAACGTGCAAATCAACTATTGGCAACAAGTAATTCAAAATTTGGTTCATTTGGTCAAGCAACAACCAATTAATCTAATATTTATAATTAATGGCAAATAGTAATACATATTATAGCGCAATAGGCAATGACGGTGCGCAGGTTACCACACTTTCTAATATACAAGGTGCTGGTTTATCTTTACCGTCAAATACTGAACAGTATATAAATCTAAGAGCGCCAGGCAAATTAGAAACACTGTTTAATGCTAATAATAACAGTGAAGTACTGTATAGCAAAAATAAACCCACCGATTTATATACAAAAGGATTATTAAGCAGCGAATTAGCACCTCCGTTTTACGCAAATCCAAATCAAGGTCAAAAGCAAAAAATAAATACAAGTAGATCTTTTCCAATAGAATCTGCTTTGAGAGATGGAACTCGTATAAGAAGGTTTTTAGGTTCGGGTAAAGGTGGAACTTTTTTGACAAAACAAATATTATTACAAGGTTTTGCCTCGTTTGACGAAACAAAGATATACAATCCAGCTAGTCCACTTTTAGCAGCAGTTAGATTATCTACATTTGGCGCATTAGAACGACCAACTAGATTTATAGACAGCAGTAATATAGTTGGTGGATTGATGGGTGCGGCTGGTATTGGTGGCATAACCAAAGCTATTGGTGGTTTATTTGGTGCTACTGAAGGAAATCCGTCTCCACCAAGAAGTAGTGTGGCTAGTGCAGCTAGTGAACCAAAAAGTGGTTTAGGAGGATTTTTTAATTTCACAGGATTACTTGGGGGTGGAGATAAAGCTGACAAAGTAATGCCTATTACGGGAAGAGACGGTGTAAAAGGATTATTAAGAGGTAATACTGCTACAGCTGCATATAAAAGCAAACGTTATAGTAGTTTAATGAGCGGCGGATCTGGTAAAGGCGGTTTCTTCAGCAATATATTAAAAGCAGCGGGATCATTTTTAAAGAATAATACAATACTTGGGGGACTACTTCCACCAACACAACCAATTGCTGGTTTAAACTATCGTGCGGATGAAGACACATATGATTTAATGCTTAATACCAATAGATGGAGTAATGCTATTACGCACGATACATCTAGTGGAAAAAAAAGTACGAATCTGAATGTAGGCATAAATCAGGGTAACAATTTATTGTATACTGGTACTCAACCAAAAAGTAAAGGTGGCTTTATTGGTGGGTTATTAAAAGCTATAGGTTTACAAAAAATAACAGGTGGAAACAGCAGTGGTACGAGTGGGATGAGATTTTTTGCAACACCGTTACCAAACATAGTATCTAAAAGACTTAGACTATATGTACAGAGTAACAAAGACAAAAGAAATAATAGCTTTTTATCTGTTACGTATTCCACCACCCCAGGAGTTGGTAAGTTAACCGATACCTATACTATAGAAAACGTAGAAATAAGTTCTGTAGATGGAGCTAATACAAATAGATATGGTGATTTAGTAAAGATAGATGGAGATGTAGAGTACAGCGATCAACTGCTGAATTACAAACAATATTCAGATCCAAAATTATCTCAAAATTATGCACGTACTTATTCTGATAAGACAGACTTAATAACCAAACAACTAGAACAAACATTTGAAGACGCTAAAAAAGACATAGTTGGGGCCAATGGACAAAAGTATGATTATACGATGGCACTTGGCAAACCACAACAATTTTTAACAGATGATATTGGTTTTAATTATTTATCAAAAGTTAAATCGGTACGTGATAACACAGCAGGATCTAATAACCCAAACAAATACACATATGAAGGTCGAATTAGAGAAAACCAAACAACAATAGGTATTCCAACCAGATTAGGTAAAATAAAGGGTAAAGACAGATTTATTAGACCAACGAATGATGTAGACTATATCAACGGTCTGGGTGTTTTAAACCCAGATGAATTTAATGAAAAATATGACAATCAATTTAATGGTCTTGGTCCTGATTTTGTAAAATTTTATTTTTATGACATTGTAAACAACAGATTTATTCCATTTTCCGCTACGGTTAAAAGTATAGCAGAAAACAACATTGCAACTTGGGAACCAATAGACTACTTGGGTCGTGCTGATAAACTATATTATTATAAAGGTTTTACGAGAGATTGTAATTTTAACTTTAAAGTTGTTGCTCATTCGGTGAAAGAACTAATGCCAATGTGGCAAAGAGTAAACTATTTGGTTGGATTAACCAGACCGGCTAATTACACATCAACAGTTAATGGTGGATTTATCGTACCACCTATGGTACAATTTACATTAGGAGATTTTTACAAGAACCATTTTGTTACAATTAATTCTTGCAATATTACTATCCCAGAAGATGCAAGTTGGGAATTATTAAATGAGAGTTTTATTAAAAATAACGATTGGAACTTTAATCTTGGTAGAATATATAAAAATATGAGTGGTAAGGTTGCTCAATTTCCTAGAGAGGTAGAAATTAATATAAATATGTTTATAATGGAAAAAGACAGACCAAAAACAGGTAGAGCTATTTGGGGAAATGCTCCTGTATCAACTATTACTCAAACTGAAATTGGAGAAACCGCGACAGTTTCTGCTTTTGGTACAACGGATGTTTATGGAGATAAAGATTATAGCAATCCAAGCAAAAATGTATTTTCTACAAATATGAGATATGATGTTGATGTACAAGGAGTATAATGAGATATCAATTTACACCAACTGAAAAAAGATATGATGGTAAAATGGTTTTTAAAACCACGTATTATCCAAATATACCTGAATCTGAAGACGATTTGTACATAACGGTTTCAAATGAAGACTATTTAGATGCTTTGTCAAAAAAGTATTACGGTGATGAAATGTATTGGTGGATAATTGCACTCGCCAACAATATATCAGATGGAAAGTTATCGGTTAATGCTGATAAACAACTCAGAATTCCGGGAAATTTACCAACCATATTACAGAATTTAAAACAAGCTAATAGTTAAGTTATATGTCACAAGAATTTGAAATCGCAGAAGAACCTAGATGGTGGGAAGTCCAGAATATTCCTGTAGCACTCATTCGTGAGCTGAGACGTAGAAAAAACTCAAACAACGTGGGTTTTAATTATCCATCATCTGGAGATCCAAGTGGAGTTGTATATGATTTTTTTAATAAACATCCTAACTATAAAGGTCCAATATCTCCGTGGGTAAGAGTATTTTCAAATGGAACAGGTATGGCAGGAAATGGTCTTGTTCCTAAAAGTTCAATTTTAAACAAAAATGGAAATGATGTTGCTTATGATGGATTTTTGTTTATACCAGGAAATGGATTTTATGAGGGATATGGATTTAAGCAAGACGGCAACATATTAAAACAAGATAAAGCTGTAATAGGATATGAAGCGAGTGGCAATCCACACTACATAGATTTGTCATACAGATCTCAATTTTCTTATAAGTGGCCTAGTACGTTTATAAAAAACAACAAAACAATAGCTAGCGTACAAAAATCAGAAGTATCTTCGATTTTACCACCTCCTAATTTAGAAAGCATTGAAATAAAAACAAGCAAAGATATGTTAGCTTTCGCTACCATAAAATTTAAATGTTATGGAATGGGGCAATTGGAATATTTAGCTCCATTTTTTCTTACGCCGAGAATAAACGTATTTGTGGAAATAGGATGGAATCTATTTAATATAAATTCATTAATAGATTTAGCAGATAAAAACGAATGTTGGTCTTTGATCCAAACTCCGCAGAAAACTGTAGATAAATGGTATCAATCATATGGCAACTATGGTTGTATAACAGGAATTATCACCAAATATAATTTTTCCACTCAAGACGGTACAATATACGATTGTAGTGTGGAACTAACTTCTAGACAGGCTTTATTTGCTGGTATGCCTGCAGAAAATAATGTAAGCACAACGGTTGAATCTAAAACAGATTCAAATGGTAAAGAAGTACCAACTGTAACGAAGGAATATACAGGCTTAAAAACATTTTTAAAAACTGGTTTGCCTAAACTAAAACAAGTTATAATTGATAGAAAAAACTTTATGGAATATATCGCTACAAACGGTATAGGAAATTCAGAAGATTACGAAAATTCTATAAATACTGATTTTATAAAACAACAGAGTTTTTATGACGGCAAAGTGGAAAATAGAATTTTTATTGGAAGAACAGATGCGCCTAATGTGTATAAAAAACCATCTGTGCCTGTCGGCGAAGAAAGTATAACTTATAAGTCTCCCACGAAGTCAGATGAATTTAACGAATGGGATTTTAAAAATTTATCATATAAAGATGATCGATGTGATTTTGATACCAAGGGTGACGATGAAGTTTGGATGCAGTTAGACTTTTTATTTGAAGTAGCCAATAGATTTTGTACGGTTGCATCAAATAAAACATTTACAATTGACGTTGATAAAATAATAAATGCACACCCTAATTTGATAAGTTGTGATCCACACGTATTGATACCAAACGGAGTTGCGCCTAAGTTTAATATTGGAAAGAAATTGCCGGATGAAAGTTATTTAAACACAATTCGTAATAATAAATTAGATCCAAATGCTCAATCTCAGATTGATAGTCAAATTAAATCTGGTGGTTATTTAAAGAACGGCGATTCAAATCAAAACGACTTTTTAAAATCAAAATATGATTTAGAAGTTACAGATATAAATGACGAGTTGTACAAAGCTGCTAAAAAAGTTGAAACAGTATTTAAAACAGCAGGTGCATACAGAGACAATTTAGATACTGTAATAAATAGATTGTATTATGATATAGGCGCATTGAGTGAGGACAGTCCGTCTGACAATATATCATTTCCGTTTATATATGATAAAGACGTTGAAATAAAAGGAGAATCGGTTGTATTGACAGATCCACAAAAGACAAGACCTTCTACAATAAAAAGATCTTATAAAAAATTAAGATATGGGAATTTAAAAAACATTTATATAAGTAAAACCAAAGTATTGGAGATTATAGATAATAAAGAAATAGAAACTTGGCAACAATTCGCAAATTCTATTTTGAATGTTATAAATGAAGCTTCAAATAATTTTTGGAAGTTTCAAATCTCTCAAGACGATTTGGGTGGGTTAACTATTCTAGATAACAACTATGTCGATTTAGGTGATAAAGCTCCTAGTTTAAAACAAGTATATGTTTTTGATATTGGAGGAACAGATTCTTGTATTAAAAACATCAGTTTAGATACTTCGTTGACCAACGAACAAGCAACGTTGACTTTATTTCAAGCTGGTATAAATAAGTCAGAAGACTCAAAGACAACGATGAGTGCTAAAAATTCAAGTATACCGGCGACAAATTTTATAGACAGATTGGATGAGTTCAACAAAGAAGAAACCGAAACCGGAGAAAGCAATACGGTACCTTCACAAGAAGAAATTACAGTAGATAAAAACGAACTAATATCTTCGATACAAACACACGGATTTGTTGATAAGGTATTGAATATGACATTTGCTTATGTTAAACCAGGTGAAAATCCAAATGACGCTGAAAAAAATTATAAACAACTCAATTTATCCACTGACTTAAAAGATAAGTTGGGTCAAATAATAGATGATCAAGATACCGAATATAATTTGCCATTATATAGTGGCATATCACCTAATTTTTCTCTTACAGTAACATTTGATGGTATATTTGGATTTAGAATGTTTCAACATTTTGGAATTTCAAATTTTCCAAAACCATATATACCTGAGAATGTCATATTTATGATAACAGATGTCACCCACTATGTTACTCCAGGAAATGGAAAATGGGAAACAGTCGTGGGTTGTTTAGCTAGATGTGTAGCTGACCAAGATATTGAATTAATACCAGTATGATAACAAAAGATACGGATATTATAACAAAAAATAAATTAAACTTTGGTAATTTTAACCTAAATTTACCAAATACATTTTTACCTAAACCAATTGATAGAGATTACAAAATCGGTTATATAGAACGATATGTGGTAACAAAAATAAATTACAGCGAGATAACCGAAGTTTCGGGTGATGTTTATAAGAAAATAGACTCTAATTTTTTCAAAAAAGTCAAATTCAAATGGAAAATCACAGGTGTATTAAACAGCAAATTTGATGGAAAAATGTTATTGGAACAAGGTGTAATTGAATTTAACAAAAAACAAATAGAAGAAATAAATTTGATTATAAATGGTGCAAATAATGTTTTTAAAAATTACACACAGTTTTATAAACAAACAAATTGACTTCTGATTTTTTTTGTTTTACACTTGTTAAGTGGTAAAATATTCTAAAATTTATTTAAAATTAATAACAAGGCACAACAATCATCACAATGTTTGTAATGAGGTCATAGCCGTGTTTATTTATAATATTATTGATGGTACTAAACAATATTATAATTTTAAGCACGAAGATTTGCCTATAAATTGTACATTTGAATATTTCAAACAAACTCTTCTAGAACATAATCCTATTGTTTATGTAAATAATAAAAAAACCAATAAGTATTGGTTAAATGAACTCAATTTGATTGATACCAATTTGTTCGGTTTTCTAGAAAACAATGAGATTCTTGAAGAAATAAACAATACCACCGTTGACTTTATTAAGTACGGACATCAAAATCTTAACAACTTTAATCTTGTACTGCCCTATGCAATACACCAACAAGTATTTGATGGCGAGGTTGAACAAATATTAGACTTATTAGAGAAATCAACGGATAGTTATTGTTTTAAATTTTTCAATAACGTTATAACAGATACACTCTACGAAGTAGAAAAGAATGGTATTAAAATAGACGAAGATACATTCAAACATCATTTTAAATCCAAAACTTATGATGGGTTTGTTTATACCAACTATAACATATATAATCCCACAGGCAGACCAAGTAATTCATACGATGGCATAAATTATGTAGCTTTGAAAAAGGATGATGGGTCAAGAGCTAGCTTTGTGTCGAGATATGAAAATGGACATCTTATGATGGTAGACTTTACAGGTTTCCACCCGTATATAGTAGCTAATTTAATAAAATACGAAGTGCCTCATAACGAAACTATCTACGAACACTTAGCGAAGTATTATTATAATACTGATGTTATTACGTCTGAATTGATATCAAAAGCGAAGAAATTAACGATGGTGAATTTATATGGTCAGATAAATGACCAATATATTAACATAGAATATTTTGAAAAAACAGAAAAACTCAAAAATTTTTACTGGGATAAATTTGTTAAAAATGAATATGTAACTACTCCTATTTACAAACGAAAAATCACAAACAAACATATAGTAGATGCAAATAAAAACAAATTGTTTGCTTATATTATTCAAGCTACAGAAACTGAATATGGTATGGATAGATTACAGGCTTGTTTGAAATTTACCAAAACCAAAGAAATACTACCTATATTGTATAATTACGACGCTATATTATTTGATGTAGGTAATGTAGATCAAAGTGTAATTGTAGATTTGATTGAAATAATCAAGAATAAACGGTTTAAGGTTAAGGTATATAAAGGAAATAATTACGATGATTTGAAATTAGTGACATTATAAATATATTTATATGTATATTTATAATAGATGAACTTTAAATCAATAATAAACGATATTTGTTGTGACAAGCGTATAAAAAGTGGTGTTCTTGACCTTAAGAATGCCGAACATGTTTTTGTAGTACAAGAATATTTAGTAAACGACGGATATAATATAGACGAGGTGGTTGATAAAACTGCTTCTTTATTTGAAGCGGGTAGATTTCCAGAAAGACAAGCATATAATAAAGATGGTATACTTGTTACATTTCCAAACAAATCGTACAGAGATAGAGCGGTTAATAAAGGAACTCATTTTGCTGAAAATCCTAAAAAGGATAAACCTAACATTTTCGTAAAAGACGGAGAAAAAACTTCAAATCAACAACAGTCGGATAGTGAGCCTGCTACACTGGATCAAGCCGTAAACAAAGATTTTGTTGACTCAGATAGAGAAGATCCCGATCAAAAAAGAACACCTTCTGAAAAAATCGCAGATGCTCAAGTTGTACAATCTATATTAATCGGTCAAACACCATTGGTAAATTATAGTGTTGATGAAGCTAAAAAGTTTGGCTTCTATAAAAAGGGGTATAAGTGGTATGATACAAACGGTCAGTATATTGGCGAACAAGTATACGATGAATCTTTAAAAAACACGCTGATTAGGAAATCCTTAAAAGAAGCATCTGTTCCTAAATATAGCAATGAGTATTTTACAATTGCAAAAGATTTTTTGTTTTATGAACCAGTAGCCGGAACAGACGATGCTGGAAAAACGATACCCCCAGAACTTTATTTCCAAAAAGTTTTTGAAACGACAAATTTTAACACATTTAAGTTTCCAAGAGGAAGAGATATACAGTTTACACTTGTTGATTTTGACAAATATTTATCTACAAATAATGTAAATTTAGTGCCTGCTTCTACATATGTAAAAATTAGAAGTTTATCAGATGAGCGTTTGATTCAATATAAGAAGAACGACGTACAAACAATCGCTGTATTATCTACACTATACAAAAAATATAAAAACAAGTTTGTTTCTAAATCAAATAGTGATATGGATAAATCGTGTCCTGCTAGAGAAATGGAGAACTATATAGGCGAAGAATTTAATAGTCCAGAAGGATCAAAAAACGCAGTTGCTAAAAAGATAGCTGATAAATTAAAGACTGGTAAATATAAAGAAATTAGTGCGCCGGTTAAAGCTATAGAAATATTAGGTTCTACGGGATGTAAATTATCGGAAGAGTTTGCGGGTATATCCAAGATATCTAAAACAGATTTAATTATTAATGGCAACATAAAATGTAGTGCAAAGAAAGCCGGTGGAGCACAAATAGCATCTTCACAACACAAAGAACTAACCACAGTAATTTCTGCGGTATTAAAAGACTTTCCGGATATTAAAAATAAGATAGTAGCAAACATTACAGAAACACTCGCTCATTTGATGGAGAAATCGTTTTATTATAAACATGCAGATGTTATTAATAAAAATTTGACCACATTATCAACCACTAGTGATCAAAAGAAAACTAAAGAAGCTGTAAATAACTTAATATCATTGATTAAAAGTCCAGATGCGGTCAATGATATTAAAATAGAAGAAAAAGAAATGCATCAGATGTTGGGTGAATTAAATAAAATTTTTACCGAAGATAAATACAAAAAAGCATTGTTGAGAGAATTCTCTACTGGTGAAAAAAGATTTGCTGCTGGAGAAAAATGTGTAGCAGATCATATTATGACTTGGGATTGCCAAGGAGATTGCTTAATTTACACAGTAGACGAATTCATCGACGACAACTTTAATAAAATTAAATTCGGTGTACGTGATAGAGGAAATGAACGAGGTGGATCACTTAGAATTGGTATTCTAAAAGAACAATACGACGAAACAGATTATCTTTTATTAGAAAATCAAATAATCGAAGAAAGTTTAATGTCGTTTATTAACAATTTAGGAGTCGAATTTAAAAATGTAGTACAAAACAGTTTGGATTTTGTTAAAAATCTATCTACATCCGCTAAGAGTGCATTAAATGTGTTTTATAACAAAATAAAAGACTTTTTCAAACAAATGGTTATAAAAATATCAATTACTGTTAAACAAATTTTAGATAAGGGATTTGAATATTTTGCAAATTATTTTGATATGGAACCTGAAATTGACGGCAAATTTGAATTTGAAATACCATGATACAAAAACAACTGCTTTGTACATTTTCAAATAGTAGTCAATACACTACTATATTAAATGAAATACCACAACAATATAATTTGGTTGATAACAAAATCTTTATATTTGCTAACGAAAACAATCTACGAGAATTGTATTTGACTTTTAATGTAGAAAAACGTGAACAAAATAATCGTTATAAAGGTACTATAAGCGTACATCGTAAGAAACAAACAAATACATTATATACACTGAACGCAATGAATAAGCTTATTGAGGACGAGAATAATGGTGTATTTGATAAAAGTTTTCAATTAAATTGGGATTTATATAAAAACTCAATTATATTAACCAATGAAATTGGAGTGAAAATAGTTCCATTAAAATTATTTTCTATTTTTGAAGTTTGATATTTATTTATAACTTGATTTTGATCTGCACCTAGTGTAGACTTGATTTCAAGTTGGTTATAAATTGTGAGTCGAGTGGCTCATAAAATAATTAACTAATTAACAATTAAAAAATTAAATAAATTATGGCATTAGACATTAGTAAACTAAAAAATCGTTTGAGCTCTCTTTCAAACACAAATCAAAAATCCAACTTGATTTGGAAACCAAAGCCTGGTAAACAAGTGGTTCGTATCGTTCCCTATAAGTATTCTCCTGAGAACCCCTTCATCGAACTAAAGTTCCATTATAACATCAATAACAAGACTTATCTATCTCCTGATAGTTTTGGTCGTCCCGATCCTATTGTAGAATTTGCAAATCGTTTGAAAAAAACTGGTTCTAAAGAAGATTGGCAGATGGGTCGTAAGATGGAACCAAAGATGCGTACATTTGCTCCGGTAATTGTGCGAGGTGAAGAACTGGAAGGAGTTAAGTTTTGGGGATTTGGTAAACAAGTTTATCAAGAACTTCTAAGCATCATCAGTGATCCTGATTTCGGTGACATTACAGATCTAACCAGTGGTCGTGACATTGTTGTAGAGTTCAAGACAGCTGAAGGCGGTGCTAGTTTCCCAGAAACCAGCATTCGTGTAAAACCAAATATAAGTGTAGCTATCGATCCAAAGAATACTCAACTACTTGAAGCTCTAAAGTGTCAAGTTAACATTTTGGATCTATTCCCAGAATTTTCTTATGACGAACTTAAGGAAGTAATGGATAAGTGGTTAAATCCTGAAACTGCTGCAGATGCATCTGTTCTAACAGAAGCAGCTACTTCAGTAGATGATGATGAACCATCATTTACTCCAACTGTTAAAGTTCCGACATCTTTAGCAACAGTTTCACCAACTGCTGCTAAAGCAAAGGGTAAAGATAGTGTAGAACAAGCATTTGATGACTTGTTTAACTCCTAAAAAATAAAAATAAGCCGGTGGAGTTTTTATACCCCACCGGCTTTCTAGTTATATACAATATGGCAAAAAAGACAACAGAAAAAGACGATCTGCTAGAAAGATTGGCAGACGAACTCAACAAATCTAATAAAGAAGGCGGCAAAGTTGCATTCTTTTTGGATGAACAAGAGGATCCATCATCTATTAGTGATTGGATAAGCACAGGTTCATCAATGCTAGATTTAGCGATCAGTAATCGTCCACATGGCGGTTTGCCAGTAGGACGTATCGTTGAACTAACAGGCCTTGAAGGTACTGGAAAAAGTTTGGTTTGCGCACACATTGTTGCAGAAACACAAAGAAAAGGTGGTAAAGCACTTTTCATTGATACAGAAAATTCTGAATCCAGAGAATTCTGGAAGAGTCTTGGAGTTGATTTAGCTAAAAATAAATTGATGTATTCTCAGTGTGAAACTGTTGAGGATATATTTTCTATCATGGAAAAAGCAATTACCTTTATTCGTAAGGAGCATCCAGAATTGCTATTAACAATTATTGTTGATTCTGTAGCAGCAGCATCAACAAAGGCTGAACTAGAAAGTGACCATGGTAAAGATGGTTACGCAACTGGTAAGTCGATTATTATTAGCAAGGCAATGCGTAAGATTACCAATATGATTGGTCGTCAGAAAGTATTGTTGATCTTTACAAACCAACTACGTCAGAATCTAAATGCTATGGCATATGGTGACAAGTATGTAGTTAGTGGTGGTAAAGCTCTTGCTTATCATTGCAGTGTTCGTGTGCGTCTTAACAATACAGGCAAACTAAAGAAGGGAGAAACGGTTATTGGTAATGAATGTAAAGCAGTTGTTATCAAAAATCGTATGGGCCCACCACATCGTCAGGCAGCTTTTGATATCTATTTTGATAGCGGAATTGCTGACTTTAGTAGTTGGATTAAGGTAATGAAAGAAAATAGCCTTATCAGACAAGGTGGTGCTTATTACACATATAAAAAAGACGATGGTACTGAATGGAAGTTTCAATCCAAAGACTTCATTTCAACATTACAATCTGATGCAAAACTAAAAGAAGAAATTTACTTGAAGATTTGCGATGCTGTAGTAATGAAATATAAAGACCCAAATAGTCAAATTGTCGAAGATGCTCAGGTATCTACAGATGAAGGCGAAGCTGGCGAAGAAGAATGAGTGGATTTACTTCCAATGAAAAACGCAGGTTGTTCTCCCTTTTTGAGAACATAAAGGAGGGTGTTGGAGATAGTGGCATTCAAAAAACCACAAACTCCGACATCCTCCTTGTCGATGGATTGAATACATTTATTCGTTCATTTATGGCAGTGCCATCTATGAATGACGATGGAATGCATACCGGAGGAATTGCTGGGTTTCTTAAAAGCGTTGGGTATGCTATTAAACTAATCAATCCAACTAGAGTTATTATTGTATTCGATGGTAGCGGCGGATCACAAAAACGTCGTAAGATATATCCAGAATACAAAAAAGGTCGTAAAACCAAAGTAAAGTTCAATAGAACATATGAAGATTTAAGTTCTTCGGAATTGGAACAGAAAAACCTTCAAATAGAACTAATGCGATTGGTGAATTATCTCGACGTATTGCCTGTGACTGTAATGGCTATAGACAATATTGAAGCGGATGATACAATTGCATATCTATCCGAAGAAACATTCAAGGATAGTAATGTGACCATCATGTCTACAGACAAAGACTTTTTACAACTAGCTAGTGATAGAGTAAAAATTTGGAGTCCTGTAAAGAAGAAAATATTCGGGTGCAAAGAGATTGTAGACGAATATGGTATTACATGTAACAATTTTATATACTACAGAATTCTAGAAGGTGATGTTAGCGATAATATTCCTGGTGTAGATGGTGTTGGTATTAAGAGAGTATTACAGGCATATCCATTTCTTGGTGAAGATAAACAAGTAACATTACAAGAAATTTATAACTATTCTGAAAACTATAAGGGTAAGTATAAAATCTACGAACGGGTACTGGATAACAAACTTTTAATTGAACGTAATTACGAATTAATGCAGCTGCATAACACACAGATACAGTCTTTCACACAACTACGTGTAGAAGAAATTATTAATGCCCCAATAAAGAAGATTAACAAAATTAGCTTCTCTAAGTTAATTACAGAAGATAAAATGTGGAACAACATTCCAAATTATCACATTTGGTTAAATCAGTGTTTCGGTAAGTTAAACAGTTTCGTAGAATAAAAAATATCGGTTAATAAAAGTTGAGTTACATCAAAACGGTGATATAGTAGTATTATCCTATGGAAAACAAAAAAGCAATTGATTCATTAATTAAGTATGGTCGGGATTTTCAACTCAAGTGCATTTCATGCCTAATATCAGATCGTTCGTTTATTGAACGTATTAATGATATTATTGAAGTGGAGTTCTTCGAAAGCGATGCTAATAAATGGATTCTAAAAGAAAGTTTGGCATATTTTAACGAATATAAAGATTTGCCTACATTAACAGTATTCAAAATTAAAATTGATACTGTATCAGACGATGTTCTTAAAAAGAGTATCGTAGACAATTTAAAGTTAATTTATCAAAAGGTAAATGACAATGATTTAAAGTTTGTAAAAGAACAGTTTCTAGAATTCTGCAAGAACCAGAAGTTGAAGAATGCTATTATGGAAAGTGCCGATCTACTTGAGATCGGTCAATATGATAAGATTAAACACGTTGTGGATCAGGCTATGAAAGCCGGTATGGAACGTAATATCGGACATGATTATACTGAAGACGTTGAAAAACGTATGAGTGTTATGAGTCGTAATTGTGTCAAAACCAATTGGATAGAGGTTGATACCATCATGGATGGCGGACTAGCAGCAGGCGAACTTGGTATTATTACAGCTTGTGCTGGTAGTGGTAAGAGTTGGGTACTAAGTAAGTTGGGTACTGAAGCTATGAAACAAGGTAAGAATGTAGTACATTTTACTCTAGAGTTGAATGAAAACTATGTTGGTTTACGTTATGATAGTTGTTTTACCGGAATTGATTTCCAAAATATTCGTAACAATGTAGACATCGTAAAAAAGAAGATCGCTGAAGTACCTGGCAAACTAAAGATCAAATATTTCCCAATCAAGACTGTTAGTGCCTACAGTTTAAAGGCTCATTGTGAACGATTGGCTGTATTGGGTACTAAAGTAGATATGATTATTGTTGACTATGCTGATATTCTAAGGCCGTCACAAAGTGAACGTAATAGTAATAGCTATAGTGAAGCTGGCGGTATCTATGAAGAACTACGTGGTGTAGCT